CTTTCCCTCTGTAATGCTCTGCTGATACAGCAGAACCCATCTGACCGCTTTCTACTGCCTTGTCTCGTAGCTTCGCTAGTTCTATGAGGTGCGACTCTCTATCAACAAGGGAACGAGTGTCTTGCTCCGCAAGAAGTCTTGCGATCTCGTCCTTAATTTCTTGTTTTTTCATCAAAGATGAACCCTGTTTACTCGCTTGAATTCCTGTCTTGTATCCTGCCAATTCACAAGCCTCTCTGTTAGACATCCCTGTAGACTTGTACTTACAGAACAAGCGTTGTTTTACGGACAGTTCGGTACGATCCTTACTGTGTGTACTTGTATGCTTGAGACTCTTATTATGGGTATTTTTTGCCATAGGCAAAAGCATACCAAATAGTGTATCCAAAAGCTACCTTGCGCAACCCCTTATTAGAATATATGTTGACATATATTATAATGCATCTAAACTACAATGGTGTTAGAGAGGCATGTTTAAACCCCTTTACGTTAGTGAAGGGGATTTTAAACAGCCTCTCGAACAACTACAACAAAATCAAACCGGAGTGAAATATGAAACTCAAAACACCAACCGAAGCTACGCTTAACTGGCTTAGCATTAACTTTCCCACTAGGGAATCACTTGAACCGATCAAGCGTAAAATCGTAGATTTGATGATGGTTAGGCACTATCCGAAGCTACGCTTTGACGACTGTGAGTACAGACGTGAAGCCGATGAATACTGGTTTCTGTTCAAATGGATGGATCACGAAGAATTGGTTGAATGGTGCGAAGCATCGGGTGATTCAATGGATGGACACGTTGACTTGTTCCAAGTCATGTTTTGTGTAATGGAACAAAATAAAATTTTCCAAAGATGGAACGAAGAAATAGCCAAAGGCTAGGGAGTAAACATGGAAACGAGTGAAATCGAAAACTTAACAAAAAACATCGTAGATGCTGTAACGCATTTAAACGACTCACGTTTAGCTACACCTGTAGATGTCATAATCAGAGGTACACTATCTCACGAAGTCTTAGACTGTTGGGATAGCGTGTTACAAACAAACGATGGCATAGACGAAGCAATAAAATTGCTTAACAAAGCAATGGATTCAATAGACTCAATCGTAGATTCTATTGACGATTAACCAAAACAGGTAGTTTAAAACCCCTGAACCTTAGTGAAGGGGTTTAAACAACCACCAACAAAATATGGAGTACGTTATGAACGACAAACCAAAGTTCTCTGAAAGAGAGACATGGCTGACTGAAGGTGCGGATCAGATTTTATCTGACATCTTCAAAGACGAAGCCGACAACACACCTAAGTACAGGGTGGCATGTGGTTATCCGCCTAGACATAGAGGTGGCAAAGTTATGGGTGTTTGCATAAATGCAAGTGTCTCTAACGACCAAACATTCGAGGTGTTTATCAATCCATCCATCGAAGATGGTCTGACAGCACTTGATATCCTTACACACGAACTTGTACATGTAATTGACAGGAACGAGTCCGGACACAAGGGTAACTTTGTTAGGATTGCTAGGAAGATCGGTCTTGAAGGCAAACCTACAGAATGTAGAGCCGGATACAAGCTAAGCAAGGAACTGAAATCTATTTCAGATCGTCTAGGCAAGTATCCACATGGATCAATCGGAATAGATTTTTCAAAGAAACAATCTACTAGGATGCTCAAGGTGTACTGCACAAATGAATCCTGTGGATTTCATTGTCGAACAAGTGCATTTCAAATTGATAAAATCAATTTTATGGATACTGCTTGTCCGGCTTGTATGTGTGATAACTCACTTGATTGTGACTATTAAACAGAATGTTTAAACAACTTAACCTACCAACAAAGGGGTAAACTGATATGACTATATCAAATGAACGCTTGGTTAGCGTGGCAGAGTCTGCCAAACAACTACTAGGATTCCCTTGCTCTAAAGAGCAACTGGATAACATGGAACGCAAGACGTTAAAACGTCTAGCTGTAGAACTAGGTCAACGTGCCAGTCGTATGACTGATGAGGAATTGATCGAACTGTACAACAGTTTTGATCCATCCAAGCATGAATACGAAGGTGATGACGAGTCACCTGACGTTGAGGCAAAGCCTGATCCACAGCCTGATCCTGATGGTGAAAGCGAGGGCAAAGGTGAAGGTGAAAGCGAGGGTGAAGGTGAACAGCCGAAGCCATCCTTTGTACCGAACACTCCTATGGAAGCCGAACTTGCTGACCTTATACGTAGAGTGCATGAAACAATCGAACACGAAAGTGGTACTGATATTGAGAAAGTGCAATCTATGATTGATGAGCAATCAAGGGAAACAATTTCCGGCATCACTTCATTAATGAAGAAGCATGTGAACAGACCGCCAATCAAGATTGAGATCAAAAAGCCGGATGGCAAAAAGATCAAGGTCGATGGTATTCACCATGAGAAATCACCGGAAGTCTTACAAGCCCTGTACAGAGGTGATCGTGTCATGCTTGTAGGTGGAGCCGGAAGCGGTAAAACATACATGGCTCAACAAATGCACAAAGCACTTGCCAAGATGCTTGACCAAGATGACTACGAATTCGGAATGTCCGGTGCTATGCACCAAGCATACGAGGTCAGAGGATACATGGATGCCAATGGCAACTACGTTGAATCATCCTTTGTCAAATGCTTTCGTGATGGTGGACTGTTCCTGTTCGATGAAATCGATGGATCAAATCCGCAAGCATTGGTTGCCCTCAACGCTTCGCTTGAGAATGAATTTTCTGACTTCCCATGCGGTGTCATCAAGCGTCATCCGAACTTCCGTATGATTGCTTGTGCCAACACTTATGGACGAGGTGCTGACCGAGAGTACGTAGGAAGGAATCAACTGGATGGTGCAACGCTAGATAGATTCAAGCCAATCGTAGATTTTGACTACGACATGTCGCTAGAACTAGCGGTGACACCTAATCCAAACTTCACGAAGGTCGTACAGACACTACGTAAAGCGAAGGATGACATGCGAATCAGACACATCATATCCATGAGAGCATCAACGTCCGGTGGCAGAGCCATCAACGATGGTGTCAAATTCAAGGATGTCATTGAGAACTACGTTCTTAGTGGACTGGATGATGACACAAAGAAACGCATCATAAGCGAAGCCGGTGGTTTAAACACTCTAAGCCGATTAAACAAAACCGGTACAACTAAAACTGAAACTGCTTCTGATGCAGTTAAACAGGAGAGCGCATAATGCCTAAACGTAAAAGACGTAAAACACATAAAGCATCATACACCTATGAAAGCTTTGACGAAATGCTTGATATCGCTTCCGATAAAAGCCTACCTGATTGGAAATCAGTACATGGTGGTCATTGCGAAAGCGTAAGAAACAAAAAGCGTATGGACTGGTGTAGAAACACCACGCTAGATGAAGCCATAAACCTTGCAAGATTTGGTTGGAAGGAAGGTGCAGACATGATGAGCAGAGAATTGGAATTGGCACGTAAGTCAACGCAGTTTGAACGCTTACCTGACTATGAGTATGACGTAGCCGGATATATACCTAACGTTCCATTGTATGTATCCGGATCACCTACACATATGATGTCACCGATTGGCAGTCAAACGTCATCTAAGCCAACCATAGAAATAATGGTTAATTTTTCGGCATCATGTGGAATCAATGCAAAAAGAATGGTTTACAAAGGTGCCGGAATCTTATCTCTTGTAGATAAGCTAGAAGATAGCGGATTGTCTTGCCATGTCACCTGTACAGAGTATGTGAAAAAAGGCGCATCGTTCATGTATTGGGAATTCCCAATCAAGAAAGCCGGTATCCCTATGGATATTGACAGATGTGCTTTCGCTCTAATTCATCCGGCTCTACTACGTAGGATCATGTTTAGGATGATGGAACTGGATAACGATGCATACGATATGTTTCATATCGGATATGGCAGACCGGCAGATGTTCCACATCACATGCGAACCGGAAAGATTTACTTTCCTATGACAAACAACTTTGAACCATACTCGGTTGAGGAAGCTGTGAATACAGCAGTAGAAATGTATGAACATCAAACCAACGGAAAAGATTGGGATGGACGAAGTGTTTAAACAACTTATTAACAGCAAATGCACAAAGTGCAAGGAGTGAAAATGAAAACAATTAAATCAAAACGATTTGGTCATTGGCAATTACGTGAGGATGGATTATCCCAACACAATGCAACATCCAAGCAGATGCGTAGGTTTCTCATGGACAGGGGTATGACCAAGAAACAAGCGATTAGTGAGACACGTGAAATGAAAAGAAACGAATGTTGGTATGATGCAACAGGCAAGTACAAAGTCGTTTTACACGAACTAATCAAGGGTACATCAAGGCATGAGCAACTGGTGCATGATGGAACTGATGGCATCACATGGTTAAGCATACGTAGGATTGATGAACCATCAATATACCTATGTGACTGGCGAGACATGCAAGCGATTAAAAACGATTTGTGTTCGCCAACAAGAGAAGCTATCGAACTATATCCTAGCGAGGAACGAGTGCATGATACGAGTAATGTGTTTCATTTGTGGGTATTGCCGGAAGGTATGCACATTCCTCTGGGATATGCTCATGGTGTCGATGTGAATGACACCGAAGATAAAACACAACGAAAACTTAACACTTAATATTTTTTACTACTGAACTTTAGTGAAGTAGTTAAAAAATAATAAATAAGGAAAGATTATGGAATCAGAAACAAAAACTTTTAGATGTGTAGTACATATCAATAGGCAAGTCGAGGTGTTTATAGATGCAGAAGATGAAAAAAGTGCTATCGAACAAGCAGAGGATTTAAGCGTGTTTGATTTAACACATGATGGAAACTACATGGACGATGAACCTGTGGTTATGAAATGCACACAAGTTTAAACAATTTAATGCACCAAAGGTGCAAGGAGTGGAAAATGAAAGCACCAATAAAAAATAGGAATTACTGGACTACCTTACGCTTGTATAGCGTATATAGGCTTTGGAGTGATGGTAATAAAAACCTTGTTGGTATTACCGACAATGTAGATAAATGGCTAGAGCATGTCAACGAAGTCAACAAAACAAACGAAAGCCTTGATGCTTTTGAAATAAAGGCTGTTCATGCAGACATTTATGATGAAGGAAGTTTAAACAATTAATGCACCAAAGGTGCAAGGAGTAAAACATGGCATCGAAAAGAAATAGAGTACCAACAGGCGAATGGAACAAGCATCTTGGCGGTTGGAAAAAAAGAAGGGTTGAAAAACTTGTTAGAGCAAGTTTTAAGAAAAAAATTAAACAAGCATTGAGGGGTAAGTGATGAAAAGAATAACCATTGATTTTGACATGCCGAAAGGCTTTCTCACACAGGGTGATGTGTGGATGTTGAAAAATGCATTGTATGTCGTGATGAATCAAGATGCACATGACAAATTCACGTTGGATCAAGCGTTGGAAATCATAGCTGTAAGGGTGATTGGTGATGACGTTAGTGTTTACGAAACAGATATAAATAGTGGGGCAAGGAAATGACAAACAAAGATAAAACGTTTAAACAATGTAACAGCGACAATTCCGGATACGATGAACACTTGTCTGAATCGACAGAATTTTTGCCTAATTACGATGAACACATATCAGAAGCTAAGTTAGAAGAAGCAGATAAGCAAATGCTTATTGATGATGTAATGATCGTTATAAATTCACACAAAGACAATGTGTATTGCACTAGGCAAGAACTCGCTAGAAAGATCATCGTGATATGTCAATGGGATATAGATTAGTCAACGTATGTTTTAATAACGTGTTGACACAAACCAGTATCATCTATAAGATGGTATTATTAAACCAACAAAACAATATAGGAAAATAACTATGGCTAAGAAAGCTAAAAAAGATAAAAGCCCTTTAAGTGAAAGGGAACTCTCAAAAGACATCCAAAAAGTTATAAAAGACTTAGCGGATCACCTAAACGTAAACGTACAAGAAGCGGAAGAAAAAATATTAGATGCCTTTGATGATGATGAGGAATTTGATCTGTCTGTTGCTATGGCTAAAATTCATTCTGAATTAGATTACGTTATGTGTAATGTCATCAACGAAGCAATACACAGATATGCAGATGAGGAAAATGAGGACAGGAAAGAAACGTTTAAACAGATTAACTCCGGTCATGTTCTACATTCATTCCTTACTTCTTTGTATGTTCAGATATTCTTGAGGGCAACGGACAAGCAAATGGGTGTTGATCTTATTGAGCATAGCGTTACAGAAGATTCGTTAAACGAAGCTTATAAAATAGCTAAAGCATTAGAAGAAAACATGATTGTCGAAAAAGATAACTCACATGAAGAATTGAAAAATATTCAAGATCGAGAGCAGAGAAATCTTGCAGATGAAATCAATCGTGCCTTTGGTGATGCTGAGCCAACGATTCACTAAACCAATCAAACATATTATTTTTTACTACCTAAACGTAAGTGAAGGTAGTAAAAATAATAAACAACAAAATTGAGGAACTACATATGCTAAACGTAAACGAAATGATACAGGTATGCCATGTATTTGAATCCAAATACAACAGGCGAGGACAAAAAAATTGGTGCTTGACCAACCTTGAGACTGAGGACGAAGTGCAATTTACTAAATTGGTTAGACGTAATTTGAAAGGCTATAAGCACACTTTATACGCTACGGATGAAACAATCGCTAAAGTGCATGATTACTTTGGTATTGACGATGATATGGTTGATGAAATAATTGGATCAACATTCTAGGGGGGTATGTGATGGATGAACAAAAGTGTGTATGTGGCGATGTAATAAGCGAGGATGTTCTGAAAGAATTTTCCTCTGAGGAATTACAAGCCTTGAATGACTTGCTTGATGGTGTGATTACAGCAGATGGCATACAAGTTTTAGAAAACTTTATTGAACAGAGGGCGCAATCGTGAAGAAAAAGAATATAGTCAAAATCTACAAAGTAGAACACCTAACCAATGGTGATAATCCAATGCCTTACGCTACGAACAACAGCGTAGAAATCGTTGAGTATGACGAGGGTGAACAACCATCACTTGCAGACATGAAATCATGGGTACGTAGTGGCAACAATTCGATGATTGAAATCATCAAAGTTATACATGAGGGCAAGACATGTCATGCAGTCATAAACGAGGATGGCAAGTTAATTGACTTGCCATTTAATTTAAACGCTACGATTGAATACCAAGCATGGCTACGTGAGAACGACTTGCTTGTGAATGATGTGATCGTGGGTAATTGTGCAGTAATAACTAATTTTGAACTGGAGTGAGTGATGAGTGATAAAGAATGGTACAAAGATAAAAAGTCAAACATAATTGGTCAATCAATGTCACATCTTGAATGTGATAACTGTGGAAGTTTAAACGTTGATTTTGATATAGCAAAGAAAACAAACTGTGATGGCTCTGAGGAATTACGTTTTGTTAAACCGGAAGTATTGGAATGGTCAGATGAAGAAATAGAACTCTTTATCAAGAGTGAAAAGTTTAATCCACTAGCAGTTAATTTTTGGAATCAAATTAAATTGGGTGTCTGTTGTGCAGACAAGCCAATAAATGAATTGGATCAAGAAAGATTAAACAAAGTCAAAAAAAGAATAATAAGACAGGCAACATCATTCTCTTTATTGAGGGTTGAAGATTGTCATTTAAGCTTTGAAGAAAGAGAATTTTTAAATAGTCATTTTGAAAGGATGGTGAGTGATGAGTAAATGTACAAAACATTGGGAAGAATTAATAAGACTAAACCCAAAAAATAAAGAAAAATCTGCAAAGAAGAATATAGCAAGGTTAATAGAAAAAGGACTAAGCGACAAAGAGATATTCGAGCAAATGTGTTCTTTTATATGTGGAGAAATGACAGGCTCTGACGAGCGAACTCTTACAAGGAATGACAAACAGTATTATGCAGATTTGATTGCCAAACAAAGAAACAAGAATGTTTTTGCTGTAGGTGTGATATCTGATTAAGTGCTAAATAATTACTTATTAGCGATAGTGAAATAAGTAATTAATTACAAGGAAAAATATATGTATGAACTGAGCGAAAAAGACACAGCCAACATGACCTTAGATGTAAGGTTTGAGGAAGATGGCACGATAAATATTCGTGCTATGGATAGAGACACAGGTGGCGACAACGTTGTATCGTTTGTCGAGTTGCCTAATGCATTTGCACACAATGCAGTTATGCAGATGCTGACCAGTTTTGCTAAGCGATTGGCAAATAAAGAGGGGATTCCGGTAAGGTTTGAAGATGTTTAAACGCTTCACGAATCCCCAAAACTATAACAACAAAACAAAAGGAGTAAATTATGGGTGCTGACCTATACATAACAAACGAAATACAACCGCTACACGATAAGCTTCAACCTTTGTTTGAAGATGCGATTGATAAGCGTGATGCAATAGAGGATAAAGACTCTAGGGAATACGAACTTGCAACTGAGAAAGTTAATGGTTTATACAATGAATTGTATCCGGAGTCATGCTACTTTCGTGATTCATATAATCCGTACAGCGTTCTGTGGGCATTAAACTTGTCTTGGTGGACTGATGTGATTCCCATGTTGGATGATGGCAATCTTTCGCCTAAGAAAGCACAGGAATTAATCGACATCGTTAAAGAAAGAGAGGTTGATCTAAGATCAGATCAAAAAGAAATAGGTGTTGAGTATTTTGAAGATCGCAAACAATCTTTGATTAAATTCTTGCAACGCTCTGTAGATAGCGGAGAACCAATAGAGTGTTCTCTGTGATCCCCCCGATGCCCGTAGGTGTTTAAACGCTTACGGGCATTATCTTATGTCAACCATTGATTAACATGACAACTTCATGTTAATATTCAGTTTCAACAAAATAAAACGAGGACAATATGGACTATATAGAATTTGAAAAAAGATACATGGAATTTACAAACGGAGAACACGTTGTATGGGATAAGCGTGAAAGTCTTGGCTTATTCCTTAACAAAGTGTTTGTAATAGATGATGGTGAAGCCAAACCGAACAAAAAAGAAGATTGGGATTTGGCTTGGTCTTTGTTCATTGATGTGTATCAACATGCATTGAATATAAGCGACTACAAACAATACCTAGAATATTTTATGTATGAGCATTGGGATATGTGGTCAATGCTTAACGCTGTTAAGTACCACGATGTTAAAGATGCAGAAAAGCTGAAGAAACTTTGGGCTGAAGATGAAGTGACTGTTTATCGTGGCGGACATGATAAAGATGGTTTAAACATTTCATGGACGCTTAACAAAGATTTAGCAAAATGGTTTGCCACTAGGTTTTGGTTTCCGGAAAACATGAGAGGCGAGGATTACAGGGGTTTGCCTGTAATACACACAGGGAAAATACGTGGCAGAGACATTGCCTTGTATCTAAATACAAGAGAAGAAGAAGAATGTATTATTCCTATGCCGGATGACTTTGTTGATGATTTAGAAACACAAGTGTTGACAGAGCATGTAGAGGAAAAAACAGAACATTTTAAAGATAAGAACTGGTACACAGATGCCTAGACGTAATCAAAAGCCATACTGGTTGGATACTGCCCTTTCATTAAGAAAGGGTGGTGCAACCCTTAAACAGATTTCAAACAAAATTGATATACCCATATCAACAGTACGTTATCAACTGTATAACAGTCTCAATCCGGAACAATACGATAAGTATTGCAAAGAACCTAACAGCCACGAATCAAAAAGCAGAACAATAAAAATTTTAGCCCTAAATGAAGAAGGGCTAAATGGTAATCAGATTGCACAACTTGTTGGCGTATCACGCCAATACGTGTATAAACTTCTTCGCTTGAAAATAGAGCAAGAAGAAAAACGCTTGAATTATTTAGTAAATAAAACTTTACTGGAGAAACAAGGAATCAAACCCAAATAAATAGAGGCATAACAATGTTTAAACAATTTAAAAATATGAAGTTCAAACCACTAACTACTTTCTATAACTGGCTGTTTGTTTTGGATGAAACAAAGGCGAGCGCAGTAGAAGAAGAACCAAAGCCAAAGCATGATAGTAGTCCGGTCAAAAAAGAAGTAAGACTGAAACCAAAAGCAAAACCTGTAGAACCTAAACGTGCTAGAACAAAAACAGGTAGGTACAAAGCTGATGATAAGTCTACTCCTAACATCAATGAAGCATGGGTTGGTGGCAAGAAGCCAACCAAAAAATCTAAGAAAGGATGATCTAATCCGGTAGCCATCCATCCGCATCATCTGCGGATGGATATCCCCATGACTTGCTGTATCTACCACTAATGTAATCGTACTCAAGTTCAACCGATCCAATCTGTCCGGACTGTTTAAACCGCATCTTCTTCGTGTGTATGCGCACTTCCTTGCTTCCTTTCGTGAAGTCTCTTTCAACAATCAATATCACATCTGCCTTGTTTGCAAAGTTTGCACTACCGGCAATGTCATAAGGCTCAACCATTGGGAATGTTCCATCATGCGATCTTCTCATCTTAGCCGGATGTGCGACAAAGAAAATATGTACGGAGTAAGTTTGTGCGAAGCGTTTTAGTTTGCTCATCATCTGTGAGACATATTCGGTCTCAGTCATTCCACTAGGTCTTTGATGATCAAATTCATTATACGGATCAAGTATGACCGCATTGACTCCATAACGTAGTACGCTTGAGATCAATGCCTGTATGCACCAGTCAATCGTAGGCGATTCATCCTCTGCTCTCACAAAGAAAAAGTGTTGAGCAATCCAATCATAAGCATCAAGCAATTCTTCTTCTTCCATCTGTTTAACCCAAGTGTCCTTCCTTGCCGGTTTCCCAACGTATTTCTCTGACAGCTTGTTTAAATGGTCTGAAACAGGATTCTCAAAGCTACACATGGCAAACTTGTAATCGTGTTCTTTCGCCATATTGACTGCTATCGCATCAATAAATTCTGACTTTCCGCAATTCGGCACACCGGATACGATTGTCACTTCACTAGGGCGCACTTTGAATATCTCATCCATGCCCTCTATGCCTGTGGTAAGACCTGTCCTCAAACCACCTCTGAACAACTGCAATCCTTCTTCCATAAAAGCATTCGCTGTGTATAAGGATTTAATTGGATATGGCTCTGCGCTTTCATAACATTGTTTCAATGCATCTTTAGAATGCATCCAAACTTCGTTTGCATCCTTGAATTCATCCGGATAAACAATAATAAAACATCTTTCTCTGCCAACCCTACGTGCAATTTCTTCTCTGCATTGTATTCCGGCTTCATCGGAATCTAAGGCAAGATATATCTTCTTGTATTTTTCTATATCAAATGTGGCAAGCCATTCCATTTTCCTATCGCTTGCGCCATCAGGAACTGAAATTACATTCTCCGTGATCCCATTGCAAATCTTCCAAGTCAACGCATCCATTTCTCCCTCACAGATCAACAAAGCCTCTCCTTCATTGTTTAAACAGTCTGCAAGATACGGAACTCTCTCGCAATCAGGAAGTTGTGCGTAATTTTTGTCTGCGCTCCTGAACTTAATGTTGCATGGTACTCCTTCTTTATCTTTGTAAACAAAGGCTATGCAATCCTGTCTCTTACCGCCTACATAGTGTGATGCTATACCTACACCATATCTCTCTGCTACATCCATGCCTATTCCACGCTCATCAAAAAATATTTCTCCCCACGTGCCTTTCAAGCTTTTCGTGTTAGGTATTTGTGCCGGTTTTTTGGGCGCAGTTTTTCTAATTGTGGGTGGGCGTTGCAAACTTTCCTTCCATACATTTCCTTCCCATTGACAATGGTGGCATCTCCATCTTGCGCCTTGCGTGTCTATATTTACGCTCAAGCATGGATCACGACTATTTTTTCTGTTGGGCGAACATTGTGGACATGTTGTTTTGTGCTGTCCTTCATCGTAGTTTCTTAAAGTTATTCCCTGTTCTTCTAGTTTTTGGTAAATGGGTTTAGTAATTTCTGCTGTTGTATTCATGGCATCCTCTTAAATATCGCTTTGCCGGAAGAATCTACTTTTCTTCCGTTCTCGTCTGTTTTGTTATCTTTGGCAAACTTAGCATCAACACTAACTAAATAATTTACTGTTGACATGAACCATCTTGATCTTGCCTTGTCGTCTGCTTCCTGTGAAAGCCATACATCCCTAGACATCAATACTGCATCTAAGTTAGGTATGTTCTTGAAAGTTTTTTGCCACGAATCGTAATCTTTTTTGGTAAGCCTGATGACCTTTCCCTCAAAAGCATATTCTTTACTCATACTTTACTCCTCTGTTTTTTTGTTGGTTTTGTTGGAATTTTATTTATATCTTATCGCTATAACCTCTACATGCTTTCCGATGAAATCCGAGAATTTGCGCATAGGCAAACATCCTGTAAAGCTACAGGTTTTACCTATTGCACATGCTCACCGAATCAACCTCGATAGTGCGCATTGTGTTGGTTGCGCTAACCACACAATTCGACTGCTACTTCCTTAAAATATGCGCTTTAAGGTGGACAGCGTTCAGTCTTTCGGCATCGCTTTTGGCTACGTCCACATCCCAATCTAACCAGTAATTTAACAAGCCGATCCGTCTTATCCGAAAACTTGTTAAGTTTTTATTTTTAAACTATAATTATTTCTTAGTCAAGTTGTTTACTCAATATGACACTCCAAAGTGTTTAATTCACTTTATTTTGTTGGAAAGGTGAGGGAACAATTTTCATGCATGGGTTGTAGCGATGACTCCTATAACTTAAAATCGTGTTTTTGTTCCCAAACCTGACTCATCCCAATCACTTATTTCATTCACAAAAACATCTACTCTTGGGTTTTTTTTATCTAAATATTTCTCCAGCACTAGCCGTTTAAACTGTCTATCATTCTTGTACCAGAGACCTTCCAGAGCATCCAGAACCAGAGAAGCATCCAGATCAGGTCTCCTACTGCTGTAATAAATTTTTATATTTGCTTCTAAATCACCTTCCAATAGTGGCTCAATTCTTTTTGCTTGTGCTTGTAAGTCTTTTACGAAAGCGATTGCCTTTGATGATTTTATGAATCTTGGTTTGCCTTTTATGGTCACTAATCTTCTTGAATTTGCTTTTGAGACACACTCTCCTTTGAACTGTTGGCTGTATATTTTTGGCATATTTTCAGGTTTATATAAATAAATCAGGTTTTATTTGACAACACATCTTAACATGTTTTAAGATACATTTACATTTAGGATTTGTAATATGAAATATACCAACGACACAGGCTTACCTGAAGTTTTTGCTAAAGCAGTTATGCGAGACACTTATTCACGTGGCAAAGCAGACATATCAGCGACTGGTTTGCTGAAAGCACCTCGTCAAGCCTTCCTTGAGTATCAACACGATGATGAAATCGTGGTTGATGTTTCAAAACAAGTGTGGTCTTTGTTTGGAAGGGCATGTCACAACATTTTAGAAAGTGGCACAGCGAAGGGGTACATAGTGGAACAGCGTTTCTTTGCTGATTGTAGCGGATGGACAGTAAGCGGTCAGGTAGATGTTCAAAGAATTGATCCGGATGGCATTGTCCTTATGGATTGGAAAACTCGTAAGGCTTATGCGGTGATGAATGGTCGGGATAGCGATACACAGCAACTAAACATATATGCTTGGTTGCTACGTAGGAATGGCAAGGAAGTCAAAGACTTAAAAATTGTCAATATTATCCGTGATCATTCATCATTTGAAGCAGAAAGAAATCCAAAATATCCACAAACAGAAGTGGTAGTCACAGACATAGACCTATGGACTTTTGCAGAGCAAGAAGAATTTGTTAGGCAGAAGGTAGAAGCACACCAACTGGCATCAATAAATCTTCCCGAGTGTACTCCGGAAGAAAGATGGATGAGACCGGATAAATTTGCAGTAAAGAAAGACGAAAATTCCAAGAGAGCATTTAAAGTTTGCGACTCTATGGAAGAAGCAGAAGAAGTTTTAAAGAAAAAAGAAGGGTACATAATCGAAGTAAGAAAAGGCGAACCAACAAAATGTCAAAGATTTTGTGATGTCGCAAAGTTTTGTACTCAATATCAAGACGAAATCAAAGCAATAGGAGAAGAAAGTGGAAGTAAATGAACACACAGGAGAAGTAATGCTACAACTAATGAGAACAAGCAAAGAACTAAACGAAATAGCAAAAGCGTTAGCAGATGCACAAGCTAAGTTTCCGGTTTTGCCAAAAACAAAAAAGGTGACTGTAAAGACACATGATGGCAAAAGCTATTCTTATGCTTACGCTGATTTAGCGACAATGATAGAGACAATATTGCCTATTACATCGGATCATGGATTATCAATCGTGCAACTACCTAGTTTTCACGAAGGCAGAAGCACCTTAAAAACAAGGCTACTTCATACGTCAGGTCAATGGATAGAGTGCGAACTACCTTTACGTACACAGCGTGAAGGCGCACAGGCTATGGGTAGTGCGCTCACATACATGCGTAGATATGGAATGAGTGCAATCCTTTGTTTAGCAACAGATGAGGATGAAGATGGTCAATTAGCGGACACAGACCATGTGGGCGCAACAGCACAGGTTAAGAAGGGAACACCTGTAGCTGACGTACCTTCTGCAAAAGAAGCAAGGAAGTTTGTTAATGCAATGATTAAGGATGGCAAAAAACTTGCAGAAGTAGAGGAGTCAGGATTGATCGAAGATTCTATGAAAGAAATAGAAAAACTATGGTTAAGCAAACAAGACAAAATTGCTCAATTAAAGAAAGTACATCCTGATTTGCATGAAGAACTAAGGCAAGAATTTGGATTTCTAAGAGACAAACTACAACAAGATAGTGCCGGAGAAGGTGATGGGTAAATACGTATATCAAATTGAAGAATCGACTTTTGATACTAGGCATTATGTAGTCACGACAGATGTTCCTTTAAAAGATATTGAGGGTGACATCATTGAATTGATATGTCATGTAGATATTACAAAAGATGGTGATACCACAAAAATAATAACAGAAGGTGGTAGCGAAGGAAAAGTCACTTTTGTATGCACAGAATATGGTGATGATGCACAAATGGATTGGACTGAAACACAAATAGAAGGAGAAGAAAATGGATAAAGAATATCCCGATAGCGTTAGGATTTTTCCTAATAGCGAGAATACAAGTGGCGAAATAGATGTGACTGTATTCTTTCAAGTAAACGGAGAAGAACACAGACTCCGTATCTACAAAAACACAAGAAAAGAAGAAGGCGATAATAGACCTGATTTGAACGTCACACTACGTTTAAACGGAGAGGACTATGAAGCAAATTCTTGGAAGAAAGAAGCTAGGGAAACCGGCAAGATTTATTATCAAGGAACACCAAAACCTAAATCTGTTGGATACTCTAAGTCTGAAAACAAACTGAAAGAAGTCTTAGAAGAAAAACAAAAAGTTAAAGAGGACTTTCGTGATGACGAAATCCCTTTCTAATGATTGGTCAGACAAGGTTAGAAGCCAAAGGTATCTTAATCTTGTCAGATCGCATGGGTGTCTAGTGTGTTTTATGCCTTCACAGGCGCATCACATGACACACGTTATGGAAGGATCAAGGGGTTTTAGAAGAACAGGGGATCAGTTTGCTGTTCCCTTGTGTCAAAAACACCATGAAGAACTACATAAACACGGAAATGAAAGTAATTGGTGGTCTTTGCAAGGCATTGATCCGATTGAATGGGCTGATAGAACATGGACAGAATTCTCGAAGAATGGCAAAAGGTAGAACTAACACCATCTGAAATGCTTTTAGCAAGTCAGTTAGGTGTAATGCGAATGGTGCAAAACATAAGAGACAAAAGAAAAAGCAAGTATGGCGCACCTACGGACTCTCAAGCATGGGCGATAAATATAATCGGTGCTATGGGCGAAGCATGTGTTTCTAAGTGGGGTGGAATATGGTGGTCAGGTGCTTTAGGAAACTTCCAAGCAGACGACTCAGGAAAACTACAAGTAAGAACAGTAGATCATCCAAATAAAAGGTTGATTCTGCATGATGATGATAAGGACGATAGACCATACATATTAGTTTATGCGGATGCACCTAATTTCTATATAAAAGGTTGGATGATGGGCGCAGAAGGAAAAAACAAAGAATACTGGTCTGATCCACAAGGAACAAACAGACATGCTTATTTTGTTAAGGATAAAGATTTAATAAACATAAATGAACTAGAACTAAGTATATGGCTATAGAAAAGAAAATGTTAATAATGAGCGATGAGCAGTTTATAGAAGAAGTCTTTGAAATAGCTTTTGGAGACAACGCTATAAACAAAAAGTTTGGCAAAAGAGAAGTCTTAGATCGTTTACACAGGTATTCATTTGATGCTTATCGTTGGGAAAGATCAGAAAACGCTATTTTAAAAAAAGGACAGGAAGATAAACACATAGAGGATTATCAGGATTTTCTAAACAGAAAGTACGTGTACGAGGAAAAGTAATGACGAAGAAAGAATTAAAAAGCATCGATGAAATAATAGATACCATGCAAGATCAAATCATGGATTTAAGCAAAGAAATCGTTGAAAGAGAGTGTAGAGAAACCTACGTTTCTACAATGAAAAACATTATTTATTATTTGATGACTGACTTACACAGGACAGAACTCGAATCTTGTTATTCAAATAAATTAAAAGATGAATACGGAATAAAATTCAAAGACCAAGAAAGATTAAAAACAGCATTTATAAAAAATTTCAACGATAACTTCGAAAAATTGTGGGGTGCAAGTAATGATTGAAAATGAACCAATAGATTTACATGAACTGTTAAACAAATTAAACAACGAACAAATAGTTTTTTTGCTAAACATTATTTTTAATAACAGACCAACAGAAATTTATATAGGTAGATTTCCTGAGAACATTATACAGTCTGCCGGACTCAACAAAGATAACCCTGTATGTTTAAACGGAACAGTAATACAAATAAACACAGAATATTCGTTTACCGGTGAAAAACTGCCATTTATGGAAAATAATAAAACAAACTAATAATGAAAACGGAAGATTTTGAAAACTTTAAGACTCGTAAATATTTAGACTATAGAAGCGAATTATTACGTTTAGGAAAGATTGATGAAGCCATGAGCGAAAAAGAATACTGCAATAAATATAAAGAATATTTAAAGGAACAATATGGAAATAAATAAAGAAACATTAGCTAAAGCCTTACAAGGTGTTGAAGCTAAGAAACATGCTTACAGGCAAACAAAAGAAGGAACAGTTATTTCTTTCTTAATACACCCTGATGATGTTGCAAGTTTGCTTCAACAAGAACTATCTGTAAGCGAAATAGGTGCTAGGTACATGCTTGGAATAGTTAGATTAGACGAAGAAACAGATTATCCTGTTGTTCCTGAACAGGTCACTATTGGCGAAAGAGCAATGAGGAGAGCATCAATGCTTTGCAGGGATCAAGATTTTCAAAGCTGGGTGCGTTTAAACGCTGAGTCATTTGATCCCAAAGGCGAAATACAAATCGATGATGAAGAAGAATACGTTGCAGTAATAATGAGGGATTATTGTGGGATTCTAAGCAGACGAGAATTAAAAGATGATAAACATGCTCAAGAAAGATTAAGGTCTTTGATTGATAAATATCAAGAAGATAGAAGGAGAATGACTTGATTATAGAGAAAACCGGCAACGCTTGGTGGGCAGACTCATTAAAAAACATGAGAAAGTACCACAAAATGACGTTAGATGACGTAGAAAACGCAACAGGAATAGCAAAATCATATCTTTCTCAGCTAGAAAACGGCAGACATGACGTAAAAATGTCTACTGTTGAGAAAATTGTTGATGTTTATGGATATGAATTAACTATAAAGCCAAAGGAACAAGAATGAATGGCATGAAAGCGTTAGGAGTGTTTATATTTTTACTAGGAATGTTTGTGTTTACAAGTGGTTGGATGCTTTTAGATTTGGCATCAATGCCATTAAAGAATGATCTTTATTCAATAGACATATTGGGATTCTTTAATAATCTATTTTCAAACAAACCATCAATGGCAAGTTTGCAATCATTTATTTGTGTTTTGTTTATTATCATGGGATGTTTGATGTGTTATAGCGGTAGCATAATGATAGTAGATAGAAGATAAGGTTGGGAAACAAGTTATAGAACCTCTAAAACGTATGTAATGTTTGTTCATAATCTATAACGGACTAGGAAAACCCATTAAAATTATTCCTAAAAAATGCCTTATCGTCTATACTGACTAGATGTCGTTTAAACTTTCTTTAGGTCTAGCCGGTGTATTGGTGATTTCAGTCGCCATAAATATTATTTTACTAACCAAATTGGATAAAGCTAAGATTGAATTGCAAACAGCAATAAGTAATCAAGTAATCTTAGAGCGAACCATCCAAGAACAAAACGAACAAATAAAAAAAACACTAGCAGATGCTAAAAAAACGGCAGAACAAATACAAAGTTTAAACACTCGATACAACGAATCACAAGCACAAGTCACAAAACTAAGAAACAAATTTGCTAAATTCAACTTAGAAGGGATGGCATTAACCGATCCATTAACACTTCAAGGCAAAATAAATAGAGCAACAGCTAGAGTGGGCGATGACTTAACAAACATAACTAATTCAAATCAGTTTGATGAAAACACGAATACTAATAATAATACTGTTAATTAACACAGGATGCAGTAGCAATTACTCTCTATTTGGCGATAGAAGCCAACCACAGACAAAACCTGTTGAAGTAGTCACAGTAGCCAAGAAATCGCCTATATATCATCCACCTTTGCCTGAACCAATAACAACTTCACCTGTTGAGTGGAGAATACTTAATCCTGACGTTATGCAACAATATTTAGATGCTGTAGAAGCCGGAGAAGAACCTAGAGTCGCTTATTATGGTTTAACCAGTCAAGGCTATGAAAACCTTTCTATGAACATGGGTGAAATCAAAAGATACCTTGAGCAAATACTTCACATTGTAGGATATTACAGGGAAATAGACGAAGAAGAACCTGAACCTGTAAAAGATAATTAGAGAGGTCGAGAGTAGTCTCTCCGGATGGACTACTCTCTATTTACAAAACAACTAGGATGATTGTTTGTGCAACTAAACCGATAAGTACAATTCTGTACGCAGACTTATAATATTCAATTTGTTCTTTTTCAGTCTGCTTTTTCATATTTTGAAAAATATCACATAGATGTTTAAACATCAAGTAATAACCATTAGTTATAAGGTTTAATCAATAATAAAAAAATATTTCTGGATGATTGGCGGGCGCAGCAGGTTTTTGCTGCGTAAAAATTCTAAATGTTTAAACAGTTAGTTTGCTAGTGGATTATCGTTTTTGTTTTTTAAGCTTTGAACATCATCATACATAGAATCAATGCTTGAGTTAATCCCTGCAATGCTTGTTTGTATGGCAACAATATCGTTTTTAATTGGGCTTAAATCTTGGGTTTCAATATTTAAAGATTTAATTTGCTCACCGACTGCAACAACATTCTTATCCAGTCCTGTAACTTGATCTGCCAAAGCATCTATTTCGTTAATATAACGAGTCATTTTAGATTCAAGATTTTCTATACGATTAACATACGTTGCACCTGTATAACCAAAACCAGCTAGTGTGCTAACAATACCAGCAAGAGCAATAATTTGTGTTGTTTTACTTTCAAACCAGTTCATAGTTTCTTCCTAATAAAATTTAGTTACTTTTCTTCTGTCATTCATTACCGCACCACAGCCTTTAGCAATACCGGTTTTGACAGGACCACCTTTAGCATATCTATATTTTGCTGTTTTTTTTGCTATTTTTTTTGGTTGTTTCACGTGTTGTTTCCCCTTTTTGTTTCCTTTAGCTTTTGCTCTATTGGTAGATGCTTTTTCAGAAGCACTTAATGATTTCCAAGCTTTATCAGGCAAATATCTTTTTTTACCTTTACTTGGTTTACCATCAGAAGTTCGCCATTTCTGTTTACCCCAATTTTCTAAATCTTTTTGAGGCTGTGCTTTTGCCATTACTTATATCCTCCACCGGCTTTTTTATAAGCTTTTGCAAGCATTTGTGCTTTTCTAGCAGACCATTGACCGGCTTTACCACCTTTACTACCAGCTTTTATTCTATTAAATATTCTTTTTCTCATCGTTGGTTTAGTATAATTACCGGCTTTATTTACAGTAGATTTAGTTTTTCTTTTTTTAGTTGTTTTTTTTCTTGGCATATCAACACTTCCATCTTCTTCTTGCTTGTCTAATTCTTGAATTAGGGTTGTTTCTAGTTTTTTTAGAACTTCTTTTTAACTGTCCTAAAGATCGTGCGCAGTAAGATTTTCTTCTTTTTGCAGCTTTACTGCCTTTTTTAACTTTACCAGTAACAGCAGTTTTAAGTTTACTGCCCGGATTTTTTTTACGATAAGCACGAACTCCTTTTTTAGTCATACCTGCACCTTTTTTAGTAGGGCGATAATTTGCACCTTTTCCTTTAGTGGTACGTCTTATAGGTTTTTCTTTTCGTTTTTTTGTTGC